GGCTGACGCTGTCATGGTGATGTGCGGTATCAAGCTGGCGCGTCTCATCAATCAGCCCGATCACGCCGATAGCCAGATCGATCTCGCCGGTTATGCCGCCATCCTCAGTGAGGTGGCATGATGAAGGTCGGTGTCTTCGACATGCCCGATGCCGAGTACTTCGCGGCTGACGGGCTCAACAATTCCTACCTGTGGCGTCTCATCAACAAAACACCGGCCCACGCGCAGGTACAGACCGAAAAGACCGACGCCATGACGCTCGGCAGCGCCGTCCACCTCGCCGTCCTTCAGCCGGAACTCGCCGACAAGGGTATAAAGCAGGGTCCAAAGGATCGCCGTGGGAAAGCATGGAAGGAAGCCATCGAAGAGGCTGACACCGCGGACGTCATCCTGCTGACAGAGGGTGACTATCATACCTGCATGACCATGCGGGATAAGGTGTGGCAGAGTCCTGCCATCGCATCGATCCTGGGTGGTGGTGGTGCGATCTACGAACAGGCAGCGTTTTTCGAGTACCGCGGACAGCAATGCAAACTTAAAATGGATTGCGCCAAGGACGTTCTAATCGACCTGAAAACAGCAGCCGATGCGAGCCCTCGCGGCTTCGCGCAATCCGTTGCCAGCTACGGCTATCATCAACAGGCGGCATCGTACACCTATGGATGGAACTCAGCCATCGGATCATCGAAGGGTGTCTATTTCGGTAAGATCAACACCTTCCTGTTCCTGGTCATAGAGAAGTCACCGCCATACGCACCAGCTATCTATGAACTCGACGCACAAACAACGGCAGAGGGATGGGCATCCTACAACGCCGCCATCGATCTGCATCTTGAATGTGAAGAAAGGCAGCATTTCCACGGCTATGCCGCCGAGAAGGTGTTGTTATCCCTACCGCCTTACGCTTTCAAGCACACCAACCCCAGAGAGATTGATCTCAAGGGGGAGGCGTGATGCCGAGGTTAAATAAAAAGGATTACGCCGCTTGGAAGGAAAAGTATTTCCAGGTGCATGAGCAATTAAAGGAGCATGAGGCTGGGTTACGCAACCTTATTATTCCTAATTCAGACGCGCTGATGTTGGAATTATTTACCTTCCAAGAGTTGGTGGTAAACGCATTGAATGCTGACGAAAATATGAAACGCGCAGAGTCATCCAACAATAAGGTTCAAGAGCTAACCCGTGAAAATAGGCACCTGCATAGAAAAGTTAAAAGCCTCATTAAGCACATCAACCTTCTTGAAAGTAGGGCGATGAAAAAGGTTTTGAAGTTAACGCGAAAAATTGAAAAAGGAGAAGCAACGTGAATACATTCGTAGCACCGCCCCCTGAACAGCCCCGTGGAGATGGCGCAGCATTTGCGTATTACATTAACTGGCACACTCTGGGCTCTGCCGAAAACGGCATCGGACCAGCATCGTTCTCGATCCGCGCTGCCGGGGCCGGTAATGCCCCGATAGTGTCCCAACATATGCTAACCGGCACGGTGTGGGACATAAATACCATCGAAACCGGATGGCTGAACTGGCCGAAAGGCGGCGTCAAAGACTATCGCGCCAACCCGTCACTGGGTCAGCCCTTGCCCTTCCCCGGCGCCGGTTTTCTTGAATCCGTCCGCATCCCCATGGCACTGGATAATGACAACGCAGCATGTTGGGACCAGGCCGCTGTCGGTGCATGGAAAGGCTTCTGCCAGATTGCGGCCGTCATCGCACAACAGGCACCACAAAATCCCGGCCTGTATCCGCTGATCAGGCTGATCGGAGCTACGCTCACAAGCACCGGGCAGAATTCAACCCAAGTGCCCAATTTCGAGATCGTCCAGTGGGTCCAGCAACCTGCGTGTTTCGCACCACAAGCGCAGCCCGTTGCCCCTGCACCACCGCCCATGGCTCCAGCACCGGCTCCCATGCCCGTGCCCAGTGCGCCGGCACCTGTCCCCCCAATGCCCGCGGTAGCTCCACCGGTGGCTCCACCGGTGGCTCCACCTGCCACCGTCGCACCTCCGGTAGGTGCGTGGAATACCTAAAACACAACAAGCTCTGCCCCGTCTGTTTCAAAACCACGCGTGGTTTCGGCCATAAAAACGGACGGGGACTGACGTTCTATTGTTCAAAGGGGCATATGATGACCGGACACCATCTGGAACAGGACGAAGACGCACCGCTCTGGGAAGCGGTAAAGAAGGCTGGTGCCTATCTCGACAGCATAAATCAGCACGATTTGCGCGCCCTCGATAAAGGGCAGTTGATGATATTCGGTTCCATCATCATCAGCGCATTCGCAGAGAACCGGGCTTCATGGTTCGAGAACCAGCGCCACCCCGATGACAATTTCCGCAAGGATTTCGGACTTGAACCGCTTGATGATGAGATACCGTTTTAATGGGCATTTACAGTAATTTTAAACGCCGGAAGAATGACTTCTACCCCACGCCATACAAGGCCATGCTCCCTTTGCTGCCGCATTTAGAACCGGGGACCGTGTTCCATGAGCCCTGTTGTGGCGCCGGTGACCTGGTCCAACACCTTGGTAAACACGGCCATCTCGTTTCAGGCATGACCGACATAGCCAAAGGACAAGACGCATCGGAGCTAACACGTTGTGCAGGTGATATGTTTATAACCAACCCACCGTGGACCAGGGCCATTCTGCACCCGATTATCGAAAACCTTTCGGAAATTGCACCGTGTTGGTTACTTATCGATGCATCATGGATGCACACCAAGCAGTCAATCCCCTACATAGATCGGTGCCGGAAGATTGTCTCAATTGGGAGAGTCAAATGGATTCCCGATACCAAGATGAGCAGTCTGAGCGATTGTTGCTGGTATTTATTCGATGCCAATAACGACAGCCCACCAGCATTCTACAGGCGGCGGGTATGCCAACAGCAAAAGAAATAGCCTCACATCTGGAAAAGGCCCGGCTTAACAGCGACGGCTCCTTCACCGCGCGATGCCCGGCACATAATGACCGCACACCATCGCTGTCCATCAGTGACGGAGAGGACAACGTGGTCCTGTGGCATTGCCATGCAGGGTGTAGCCAGGATGCAGTATATGAGGCCATGCTCCGCGTCGGCGCCGTCAAACAACACAAGGTCAGTGAATATAGCGGCGATATCGCATTCCGCCCGGACTACCCTAACCCCAGACAACACATATACAGGGACCAGAACGGAACACCGGTATTCGTGGTCGATCGGTTGCCTGATCCAGACGGTGGCAAGACTTTCCGCCAACACGGCCTCGACAGCCACAACAGCCACAACATGGATGGCGTTACCCGTCTGCCGTACCAGCTTCATCACTGGCATAGCCATGAAAGCATCATCGTTGTCGAGGGTGAACAGGGTGTCGAGGCACTCAACCGCGCCGGTTATCCGGCAACCTGCAACCCAGGTGGCGCAGGTAATTGGCAACAGGAACTCAATGAACACTTCGCCGGCAAGCACGTCATCCTGATCCCGGACAACGATGATCCTGGACGCAAACACATGGCGTCGGTTGCCGAGAAACTCACCGGCATCGCAGCATCCATCACCACCGCCGACATATGCAAAAACCTCAACGACAAGGATGATATCGTCCAGTGGATACAGCGTAACGATATACGCACATTGATCTCGCAGATACGACCCAGCGATCCAGCAAAGGAAAGCCTCGCAGCGTGGCTGAAGAAAGAGATACCGCCCAGAGATTACCTCATGGGCACCGTAATGTGTACGACCTCAAGGTGGATGATATATGCGCCAACAGGGCTGGGGAAGACGCTCTTCGCCCTCAACATGGCAACAGCCATAGCCGCCGGCAAAGATTTCCTGAACTGGAAGGGTGGCAGACCGTGCCGCGTACTCTACATCGACGGTGAAATGCCGCGGGAAACGTTCAAGGAACGGACACAACAAGTCGCAAACCTCTACGGCGAGAACGCACAGGTATTCGGGCTCAACCGTGACAGCCTACAAGCCGACAGCGAGGACATCCCGCCTCTGAACAACGATGAAGGCCAGGCATGGCTGGAACGCCAGATCGACCTGTATCAGCCCAACGTCATCATCTTCGACAGCATAATGTGCCTGTTGTCGGGC